TCACCGTTAAAGGTCAAAAACTGCTGTCTGAGTACCGACACGCTGTCCTTTGTGAGCATATCAAGTGTGATTTTTTCTTTAAGTTCCATAATTTTTACCTCCGTTATTTAATTTTGTACAAGCAAATTACATTAATTTGCTCGCCGTCTGCGAATGTATATGCGGTCTTATCCTGAGTCGAAAACTGTAGCCAAGTGTTATTTTTCGGAATGGCAAATTTAAAGAGCTTGCCAAGGTTTGAAATACCGACACAAAAAACATTGTCCTCGGAAATACATTTGTACGGCAAATCAATCAGCGGACACATGCTGTTGCCGGCAAGAGATACTGCGTTCATTTTGACCGTTGCACTGACGATTACGATGTCACCAATCGTCTTATATGTACAGTTTGCACTTTTGATTTTATCCGCAACGGTTGAATAAGGTGTAAGTGTTGATGTTCCGCTTTCAATATTTGACGAATCGTACTTATTCGCAAGAAGCTTGTCCGTTTCTTCTGATGAGTAGGCTTCGCTCGCATCGTAATAAAAATCGTTAAGATATTTAATGCTCGGATAATTGGTACTGCTGTCTGTAATGTCCGTTTTGGAGCTCACTTTGTTTGAATTGTCTTCTTTTGATTTAAGTGCATTGGCTACATCTGTTGCGTTTGCCTTGCCTGTAAGAGCTTTCTCTGCCGTCTGCATTCGTGCTGATAACTGACTGACCGTGCTTTTTTCGGCTTTGTTGGTTACAGCAGAATCAATCCCGTTAAGCCTTGCGTTGAGGTTATCATAATCACCCCGTGCCGTGGCAACCTCTCTACAGATTTCAGCGGTCGTGCCAGCGCTGTCTTTATTGATCATGCTCTTGTCAAGAAGACTTGGAGTCACTTTAACTTTTAAAGCAAGCGGTGTATTCAGCACCTGTGTTTCGCCGTTTGCAATCTTAATTTCGATTGCTAAAAAGCCCGACATAGACTTGAAATTTTCGAGCGGAACAGTAATAACATCTGCCGTGCTGTTCAGTGTGCAAGCGACTGAATCTGAGATTAAATATCCATCAGTTGCAAAGGTTGCAGTTACTGTGCAATCTGCAAAGGTCAATTTTTCACCGCTTGCCGTTAAAGTAACATCAAGATAGCGTGTTGCTTTATCGTTGACATTGACAACACCAACAACATTCGGTGCGTTGCGGTCATTTACATCAATTGTAATTGATTTATGTTTCATACTAATTGCCATTATCTTTTAAACCTCCTTTGAATTTTGAGCAAATCAGACATTGACATACTTAAGTCGCCGATTGTAATTTCTTTGTATTTCTGAGATACACTATCGTAGACCGTTTTTGAAATTCTTCGGCTAAGATTAGTGCCGTCCGGCATTACAACCGTCACTTCGTCATAAAGTTTGATTGCGTGCATTTTTGTAAGCTCATTTTCGAGAGTTACTTTTATGCTCAGTGTTTCCGATGTTTGTTCCGTCGAATAGTTATAATTAGCGACCGCATATCGCAAGGCATCTCTGACTTCTTCGTAGTTTTCGCCTGTGCTCTTATTTAAAGTGAATTTTTTGATTTTGCTTGTGCAATCATACAAATATGTGTTTTTAATGCTCCGTTTTAAACCTGTTTCATACGGTTCAAAACTTGAAACAACAACCTCGTCCTTGTCTGTCGTGCTACATCTCGCATAAGGCATCACATGTGTGTAGTAGTTGCCGATTTCAGCAGATTGTTTAAAATCTGACACATTAGCGCCGAAAGCAATTCGATAGCCGCTTTTCGCTCCTGCTGTGGTAATTTTTTCAAAATGAATATTAAAATTATTAAAATACAGAACACCGTCAAACTGATTTATCAACCCTTCGTCATCGTCTTTGAAAATATCTTCAAACTTTACCGCCTGTGAATATCCTAAGTAAATTCTTTTCTTAGTTGTGATTGATGAGCTGAAGCTAAACCACTTATATGGAGCTTCAGTGAACCACATATATAAGGGCTTTCCGCTTTGGCTGTAATCGCACATAAAATGGTCAATAAGCTCTTTCGGTGTGCCATACATTGAACCGTCTGTCGCACGAGGGATTGTTCCGTTTTGAAAAAACATTCTTGATGCATGTTCGCCCGAAACGGTCAAGTCACCGTTTTTGTCAATTTCAATTTTGGTCACATAAAAAAGCTGTGGTTCAGACACATTGTTTACTTTCGCTTTTATGTACGATGTTATTTTTATTTTTGAAGCAAGCTTATCCGTGCTTTTAATCTTCGCACTAAAGCTGTACGCCCCATTATGTTCCATCGTGGTCAAAAACTCGGTGCATTCCGTCAAGAAACCAAAGCCGTTAGAATCAAACAAGGGTGTTGGATTCTTGTAATAGTCAGCGATGTTATACAGAATAGGATACATCACAATCTCCTCCAGTTCGGCTTAATTTCAATGTCAGTAAACGCATTTGCGTTTTTTCCTGAGAGTTTTATTTTATTCCAACCGGGCAAAAGCGTCGGAAACTCTGTACAACTTATGCAATTGTTTGCCAAGCTCGTGCCATTATCAAAAGAAGCGGACTGTTGTTCAGAATCAAGTTCAATATAATCCTTATCCGATGATGTCTTAACCGTTAAAGTTTGATTATCATTAACCGTCAGTATCAACGGATTAACTTTTGCACCTTTGTTGATGATTTTTATTAAAGGCTCTGCTTCGTAATTTTCAGGATTATAGACTTCGATTTCTGCGTTTTGTGTCGAGGTCAATTTGGGTCGGATAATTTCCTGCCCTAAATCGCTATACCAGAACGGCACTCGGCTGAAATTTATTGTTGTTGACAAGCAAAGAGGTGCAACCTCTTCTATTGGCTCAATTCCTGTACAAATCGCTTTTGTAAAATAGCCGGGGTTGTATGTGTCCTTAAAGATTTTATATTCGCCGTCCCAAACAGTAAGCCATTCAGCAAACGCTCTTACAAGCTCTGCATTGCTTTCATTCGGCACAATGTATGGATAACTGTTGACCTCAAACGGCATTTCGACATTATCGAAAACACCATTGTCGGAAATCACTCCGCCATTTTTGCCATAGACTGAAGTAAAATCAAAATTACGCTTTGCGATTTGATATTTGGGAGGTGTAGCTATAAAAAAGCCTAATGTCCTTAAATTGGTGCCGTTATATGTAAAACTATGCCTCATTTTTAACCTCCCCATTTCGATACTTCATCGTCAAGTGTCTGCACGATCGCATTTGATACACGGCGGTTAAAATCATCAACATCCATGTCATTATTAATTACCACATCCCCAGCAAAATTAATTTCAATCGTAGGCGAATTTGTAACAGCTTTCAACATTTGACCGTTTACTGTCGCATTTTGGTTTTGCATGCGAATATCCGCGAATTTATTATTAATCGATCCGATTGGATCACCTTCAACTGCTGACAAAGCCCTCGATGTTAAAGACCTTACTGTTTTTTGCGTTTCAGCAATTTCATCGGCGATTCCAAGACGATAACCCTCACCGAAGTAAGCTCCAAGTTTTCTCGTCTTTTTTGATGGTGAGTGTGAATCCTGTGCATTTGCAAGAGAAATAAGACCTGTTTCGGCAAGTTCTCTTGCCTGCCTGTTCGTTTCGGCGTGAAGGCTTCCTGTAGGTCCGCCTTCGCTCAAGCCTTTAATATAACCCTGAGTAAAATCCTTACCTTTTTGATAACCCTTGTTATAACTTTCTGAAAGACTGTTTTCGGCTTTGCTAAGAACCTTTTTGCCTGATTTATCAACTTTTTCGAGGGCATCTTCGTTTTTCATGCCGTCACTTACGCCCTCTGTGCCGTTTTTACCGGCGGTTTCGCCGTTGCCCTCAAGTTTGTTGAGTTCACCGGTAGCCTTATCTACGAGGTCGTGAGCATTATCAACCATTTTTTGAGTTACACCCGGTTGATTTTCGTCCATTGCAGTTTTTAGCAGCTCGTAGTTTGCGGTAAAGTTTGCAAGCTGATTTTCAAGGCTCTCTCTTGAACCTGTTTCAGCATCAATAAAACCGTTTTTGATTTTCTGCTGTTGTGCGTTGATTTCGTCAGCTTTACCCGTTGCGATTGCGGCAACCGTGCCGTACATATCGGTGTACTTAGCAAGTTCGATTTCTGCTCTTTCCTGCAACTCTTCGGCTTCTTCGACCTGGTCTTTTGTTACGCCTTCAACACCGTCTTTGTATGCCGTTTTTAGGTTCTCGGCATTTGTCTTAAAATCATTGACCTGCTGTTCGAGAGCAGCTTTGTTACCGGTGGTATAAGTAACAATGTTGTTAGACAAGTCCGACATAGCGGCTTTAATTTCTTTGGTGTTACCTTTAGCAGTTACCGCTGTGAGATTCTCATAATTTTGAATTGTGGTGTTATAATCAACTACTTTTTTCTGATATTCTTTATACTTGCCATCTGCTTTGTCAAACTCTATTTGTTTAGCCTTTAAATTGTTTTTGGCTTCATTTTGCGCCTCGCTGTAAGCTCTTCCGACGGATTTTGATAAATCTTCAAAATGTTTATACATATTTTCGCCGTTTTGAAAATCTTTGAGTATTTTTGAATAATACTGCTGAGATATTTTGCCGTTTTCAAAACCCCAGCCTGCATATTTCAAAGCCGTTTGACCTGGCGAAAGTCCAGTGACACTCATTTGTGTAACTTTCGCCTTAGCTAAATCTACATCTTTTTGTGCGCTTTTTTTTGCTACATAGCCATTTGTAACATCATTTTTTGCGCTTTTTAAGCCTGATACAGCAGTTTGATAGGGCTCTTCAAGTGCCGATAACATTGCAAGCGCTTTTTTTGATTCAAGTGCATCATCAATTGAGCCTTTAAGGTCTTTATAGGACTGAATAACATTGCCGTTCCAAGTGATTTCATCGCCTGTAACGCGGCTCAATTCATTGGTAATAAATTTTGCTCTGTCCTCGTAACCTTTTTTGACTTTGCCGTTTTGGTCTACAATGCCCTGTAATTCTTTCCATAAGTCATTATAATAGTCAAATTCGTTTTCAACTTCTGATGCAGCATCTTTTTTGCTCTGCACATATTCATCGTTGGCATCTTTAAGCTCTTTGATTTCTTCTTTTGCTTTTTCCTGAGCTTCGTTAAGTTCTTCTTGGGATTGTTTTGCACTGTCGTTAGCCTCTGAAAATGCCCAAATTTCGCCTATAGCACCAACAACTAAACCTGCAACTAATCCCCACAAATTTGCTTTTTGAGCAGTGTTAAGTCCCTCTTGTGAAATTTTAGCGGCATCTGTTGCCGCTTTCAAAGACTTGTAAGCTCCCCACAGATTTTTGATTTCTGTAACTATTTTAGTGGCCTTTTTACCCGACCAAATAGCAGTAGTTAAAACACCAATCTGTTTTAGCGTTGGAATAATATCATCTGTATGCCTGCTCGCAAATTTACAAAGTTTTTTTACCTCGGGGAATAATGATTTGCCGATAGGATTAATGACATCAGTTTGCACCGTTCTGCCAAGGCTTGCCCAATCGGCTTCAACATCATCGTATTTGATGTCTTTAATCTTTTTCATGGTATTTTTGGTCTTGTCAGCAGAGCCATTAACTTTCATTAAGGCTTTTACGCCGTCGATTCCCAAATCTTCCCACATCGTACCGAAGAGGTCAACGCCTGCCTGATTCTGCTTGACCTTATCGTCCATCTCAAAAAGAGCCTTTAAGACTTCTGATGTTGCGGATTTTGCGCTGTCTCCGCCTTTTGCAAATCTTGCCTGCAAATCCTCAATACTACCTTTTGCGCCTTTGCCTGCTGATTCGAGATTTGCAAGATTTTCTTTAGCAGTTTTTAGCGCCTTTGAATATTGTTCAATTTTATCGGCATTCTTTTGCTTTGTTAATTCGCTCGTCGAATTGTTAAAGCCTTTTTGCTCCTCTTTTGCATAGTAAAGATTTTTTTCGAGCTTTGCGACTTCATCTTTGGCTTTTTGAATGTCCTCAGCCGAGGCTTTTACACCGTAGCCGAGAAGAGCAAATCCCTCCTGCGTACTCGAAGCTGTGTCCTTAGAGCGGATTCCAAACTCTTTCATGGTATCGCCGAGCTTGTCAACGCTGAAAGTACCTGCTTTAGAGCCATTTTCAAGCGAATTAAAAAACTCGTTCGCATCGTAGCCGAGTTGCTTGTAATGTACAGAGTATTCGTTGATTGTGTCGAGCAAATCTCCGTTTTTGTTAAGGCCTTTTTGACTGCCCTGTGCAATGAGATTAAAAGCCTCTTCGCCTGTTATGCCAAACTGCTCCATAAGCATGTTGACCGCTCTCAAGGTTTCAACAAAATCGTAATCGTATGTATCTCTCAATGTAAAGAGATTTTCGGTCATATCTTTAAGCTTACTTGGATTGGTCTCGTTCGTTGTCTGCTTAATCAAAGCAAGAACATTTGCAACTTCTTCCTGAGATTCGCCGAAATTTCCTTTGTAAACATCTTCAAGGACATCTTTGTACTTTGTCATCTCCTCGGCGGTCAAGCCGGTTTGAGCCTGCAAGGAATTTAAAGCTTTTTCTTCACTGTTTGCACTTATGACAGTTCCGGTCAACGCTCCGCCGACCGCTGTTGCCGCTGCACCTGCTTCTTTTAATGCATCACCGACAGCGGATTTGAGATTGTCAGCAGAGGATTTAACATCATCCATTTCTTTCTTAACTTTGGATAAATCAGTTTTATTTGACTTATTTTCAATATTTTTAAAGCTGTCGCCGACTTCATCAACGCTTGTTTCAGTTTTTGACATTTCAGTCCGTGCTGATTCAAGGTTTATCTCGTTTGCCTTTTCTTCGGTTTCTGCAAGCTGTTTCTTAAAAGTTTCGAGTTTGCTTTTTGCTTTTTCAACCTCACGCTGATAAGCTCTGTACTGTTCGGTTGAGATTTCGCCGTTTTTTGCCTGCTCTTCAACTTGATTTTGTACCTCAAGCAAGCGGTCAAGAGCAGACTCACTTTTAGCAATCTGCTCTTGTAATACCTCTTGCTTTTGAGCAAGCAAAACAGTGTTTTCGGGGTCAAACTTTAATTGTCTATTAATAGCCGACAATTCGCTCTGTAGGCTCGCCGATGAGGACTGTACAGCTTTTAAGGACTTCTGTAAGTCCATTGTGTCACCGGCAATTTTGACGGTAATACCCTTAATTGTAGATGCCATATCTATCCTCCAACTTTTTGTATCTGTTCATAAACTCGCTATACTGCTCTTCCGAAATTTCTTTGTTTTCAAATCTTTCTTTAACAAAAGGCAATACAGATTTCATTTTCAGATATTTTTCTTCATTTTCGTGGATGTTCTTATTGTTTCGTAATGCGAAATAGGTTTCGATATAATCCAACACAAAACCTATTGTAAACCTTTGTAAATCTGCGACAGTCAGACCACTCCTGACGGCATAAGATAAGACTTCTTTGGCCGTCAGGAAAGTTTTAAATCCGTTTAGGTCGCTGTCGCTGTCACTTTTGGGCTGTCGCTTTTAAGGCTGTCAACGATGAGTTTGATAATTGTGTCGGTCGCTGAAATAGCGTCCTTAATACTCACATTTTTTGACCAAGCCTTAAAGTTAGGAATCGTATCGTCTGCCGTCTTTGCCGCTGCCCATAAAAGCTTTACAGCAGAGCCAAATTTAACATCATTGAGGTTCTTAACGAGAATACGGTCGGCATCACGCAAAAAGCTGTGACCTTTGAATGTGTCCTCGTAGATGAGCATTGTGTAAGCCGTAACCTCAACCTCAACATTTTTATCGTTAATAACAACTGTGTCTTTCATTAGCTCTTAGCCGCCTTTGTAGTGTCTGATGAGGCCTGATCTGTAGAAACTGCCGATTTTGCAGCCTTTACAGCCTTTACAGTAGGAGTTACAACGCTTTCGGGCAGAGTATCTGCATATGATGTGTAGCGCACAAAGTCATTGTCAGGGCGTGGTTTTGACGTGATTGTAAATGTTGGGAACTGTGGATCAAAGTTACCTTCTGAGGTCTTGTCGTTTCTGCTTGCTCTTGCAGCTACGCAGTCAAAATATGTATCAATCTCGTAGAGCTTGTCACCTTTGTATGTTTCCTTTGCGGCGAGGAGGGCAAATCTCGGCATTACCTTAATGCCACCCTTTTCGACGATACCGCCCTCAGTTGCTTCATCGTTGCCGAACCAATCTTTTTCGATGTTGTCAACAGCCGAAATAAGCTCAAGACTGATTGTGTAGCCGCCGTTCGCACTTGCTACAATAATAGGCAAGCCGTCAGCGTAGATCGTGTTCGAATCGCCAATAGGCTCTGCACCGATACTTCTGCCGCCTGCCTCATCAGATTTAAACCAAATCGGTGTTCCGTATGTAATTTCGCCTGCGCTGCCTTCTGTCAGCACAGCATAACCAACTTTTCTAATAGTTTTGTTCATTAATAAACACTCCTTATGTTTTTAAATTCTTTTAATTCCGCTCAAATCACCGCCACCAAAAGCTTCCGATGATTTAATAAGCTTTTTTATTCCGCTTTCAAATTCGCCGTGAATTTTTTCTGTTGCCGGAGCAATATGCACCTTTGGCTGTACCGTTCCGCCTTTTTTACCTCTCTTTTTACGAGCTTTTTCAAGAAGATGTGTAAGCCGATACTCAGGTTTAGCGGCATAAACCGTTTTTTCATAAAACCTGAATGTTTCATTCGTGATTTTTACTCTGAATGATTTGCGATATTTTTTTCTTCTGCCGACAGGTGCATTTTTCTTGATTTCGTTTTTAAGTTCTTCGGCTTTTTCGTCAACCAACAATCTTACGCCCATTTGCACATCAGCCGAATAGGTTGACAGCTCTTTCGATAGGGCGTCTCCGAGGCGGTCGATGCCGACTTTTTTGTAATCACTCATCAAAAGTCACACTCAAATTGTAATAACTCACACAAAGTTTATTCGTTATGTCCCACGCTCGGTTCGGCTTTTTCCAACCTAAGCCGTTTTCGTTGAGCCACTCCTCAAACTTCGTCTCGCTCTTGTGGTCATCTCTTGCGGTGTAGAGTTCTATGATGATTTTTGCAGTTTTCCAAAGGCATTTACCGTCTGCGTAAATGCCTGTTTCCTCGTCTTTAAAGTAAACAAGATATGGAGCAGGGGTTGACTTGTTGTAATCTGCCTCCACACACTTAAAACCACAAGACTTTATGAGTTCAACAAATTCATCGTAGTTTTTAAAAAACATCTGCACCACCCTCATACAGTCCCCTCTGCGACAGGCTCAAGATTGAGCAAGGGGGATTTTTGCTTTTATCGTGCTGTATTTGCTCAATCTTGAACCTTGTGCCGTCAATGATGACCGCCATATCCGTTCTCAAGGTTTCATCTTTGTGGATATGGATAACCTTTGACAGTTCAATATCGTTCTGCTTTGCTCCGTAAAACCGAGTTACTCCAATTTTTTCGTTGCCAAAACGATACTTTTTCAAACTGTCGGTGATGATGTCATCGTTTTCATCCGTTTCATAGATTTTTGCAACACCGTCATTAAAGGTTAAAAAATCAATGTTATTCTTCGGTATCATATATTCGCACCTCATATTCCTGCCTTAATTTCAGAATTTCGCTTTCAAAATTATGGTCGAACATTTCAACAGCATTTGAGTATGCGTATCTACAATAGTCAAACAACAAACTTCTGGCCCTTGTCGGTCGTTCAAAGTCCTCATCAGTAAGCAGAGGGTTATAATCGCGGAGATGCTGTTTTCCATTGGCTATAATTAACTCAATTTTTGACTTTGTGCCTTCATCTGTTTCAATGTGTTCGCGATCAAAATCGAGCATATTAACTACATCGTTCATAATTCCCATTGTTCAACACCTCCGCGATAAATTAAACTGTCGTTGTCTGATTGAGAGTTACCTTGATTTCAGCAGGATTGAGCGCTGAAATATCGAGCTTAAGAAAATCGTTTGTGTGAAGCGAAAAGCCTGTTGCATAAGCTTTAACGAGGTAAACTCTGTTATCTTCAAGAAACTGGTACTGGTCAGAGTAATCAAGCTTACCTTCCTTGCCTGTTGAGAGGCAGGCTTTATATCTTGAAAGCTGACCAATAACGGCAGTACCTTCTGTAACCATTTCTGACGGATAAACATTCGTCGGGAAGGGGAAGAGGTTGTTTTTATACGAGCCGTCGGTTGCAAGCACCGTAGTCGCAGGAATAATCTTTGTGAGATAGTCCACAGGATTAACGATGAGGTCAACCGATGTGATGTTGTTTGTCTTACCGCCCTTGCCTTTTGCGAGCTTTGCAACAACATCCATATACGACTTCACATCAAGGCTTGTGAGCTTTGTTGCTGTCTTTTCTGTGTAAGCGTTTGCCTTTACTGCTCCTTCCGGATCTTTGAGCATACCGATAGGTTTGCCGTTACCGTCGCCGTTGATAAAACCGTCCTCAAGGGCATATGCAAGAGCGTCTGCAAGGATTCTGCGGACATATGCGTCGATGTATACAGCGCCGAGGTCAAGTATATCTTTTGGGACAGGTACAAACGCACTTACCTTTGTTGCCGAGAAATCCTTTTCCTGGATTGTGCCGGCAAGCTCCTGCGTGATTTTGGAGTTCAGTGCGCCCCAAGCGGCAAGCTGTTTTGTGTCCGTGGCAAAGATTGCCTTAACAGAGCCGTATGTGTTTTCAATGCCGATTGCATCAAGCAGAGGATGATTGTTTGTAATATCCTCAAGCACGGAATCAAGAATCGTCTGGGGAATTGTAACATCAAGACCTGTAAGAGCCTGCTTAACATCGGCAGATTTTGCCGCTGTGACAAAATTGTTATAAAACTTCTGCTCTGCGCTTGTAAGCTGTCTGAATCCTCTCTTGGCAAGAATTGTGTTATCGGCAGTTTCGCCAATTTCCTGTGCGACCTCAATGATTGACTGCTGAATACTATCAGCATAGGCGTTGAGAGCCTCGGTCATTTTTGCTTCATCTTTGGAATCAATGGCAGTTTTCAAGTTCTGCGCAAACTTTGCTTTTGCGTTTTTAATCGCATCAAGATTCTTCATTTTTTAAATCTCCTTTACAAATAATTTTTGTTTTTGAAGTATTCTTCAATAAAGCCAAAGCTGTCCTTTTCTTCGGAATTTTTCGGCTTGGGCTCAGGTGGTGTCTGCGGTTCAGGCTTTGCACCAAGCATTTTTGCAAGTTCTGCCGCTGCCTGTTTTGCTTTTGGATTCTTCTTTTGCTGTGCATCTTCAACAATCTCTTTTGATTCGGTTAAGTCAACCGGATCAAGGATTTCGTCACACAAGCCGATATTGAAGGCTTCCTCTGCCGTCAAAAATGTTTCAGCATCAAGAAGCGGCTCGAGGGTTTCTCTTGTGAGCTTATCGCCTGCATGCACAAGGTAAGAGTTTGTACTTGCTTCACTGATTTTGTCAAGCTGAGCTGCAACTTTTCTATGCTCTTTCGCATTTCCGTAACAACCGCCGATCGCATGATGAATCATCATTGTTGTGTTTGACGGCATTATAATCTTATCAGCCGCCATTGCGACGACAGAGGCAATTGAACAAGCCATACCGTCAATGTATGCAGTGACTGGCACACTCTGCCTTTTTAGCAGATTGTAAATCGACACGCCTTCATCAACAAATCCGCCCACAGAATTGATGTAGATTTCAATGCCTTCAATTTTGCCTGCTTTTTCAATCGCCTTGCGAATGTATTCGGCGCTTGTCTTGGATTCTACGAGGTCGCCCCAAATATTTAAATAGCTCGGCTCAATTTCACCGTAAAGATAGATTTGCAAAACATTCTGATTTTCTGCAATTTGCTTGATGTTGTAATTTCTGCTTTTCATTTATTCACCACCCTTCAAAGCATTTGCTATTGTTTGGTAATTTTTAGTAATGTAATATGTATGTGCCCAAGCCTCCGAGCAAGGGAGCATATTGCAATATTTTTGAGCCTGCGCAGGTGTCAGCACACCGCTGGCAATTGACTTGTCGAGGTTGTTCGCCTGACTTACGGCATCAATGTGTCTGACTGTCGTTGTGTCAATCAGTAGATAATTACCTTTGCTAAATTCGGTGCTACCGAATCTCTTTTTTGTAATCTCTTGCTCAAACATATTTGCAATCGGATCAATTGCGTTTCCGATAGCGCAATCCATAGCGTCTGAGAGCTGAGAGGCTTCACCGCTTAAAATTGCCGGAGGAATATGCAAAGCATTGCCAACAATCGTGTATGCCTCAGTTTTTAACTTCTGAATATCGTTAATCTCGCTATTCGTAGTCTTTCCGGCATCGGTTGAGGGCTCTGAATATTTCATACCCTTAAAAATTGGCATAACAGCGTTTTTGTTTGAGTAAAATGATTTAAACTGCTTTGACAGCACTTTGTTGTAAGTTTCAGCGAAGTTTTCATCGCCAAAGCTGTAATTTTCAAGCTCCAAAATGCCTTTATGTCCGACCGCTTTGTTATATCTTTCTTGAGCTGATAACATTAACTGCTCATAAGTGTTGCACATATCCGATAACAAGCCGTTAAGAGCAAAGTTGTTATATCTGAGGTAAATAACCTCACTTTCAAGAAAAGTGCGTTGGTATGTAAAATTACGACAAGTAACGCCGCTGAAAGAATCATCAATCAAAGCGTGTTCCGTTCTCGAAAAGCTATCAGCAATCATAAGCTGATTATCGGCAGTTTCAACAATTAAAAGCTCGTTGTCAAAAATCAACTTTGCAACAGCCTGCGTAAAAAATTCGATTTTTGTTTGATGTTTATTCGGCGAATAGTTCCAGAGATAATATTCAGCTTTGCGACTTTCTCGGTTATTGTTTACTGTCACAAATTCGCACTTTGCCAAACTTCGAGCAATAAAATCAATTGCAGTAAACAAGGCAAGTTCAGTCAGGTGAAACCTCTGTTCATCAACTGTCGAGCCGTCCTCGCTAAATTCCGCTGCAACGGCATCTTTTTTTAAGAGATTTTTCACCCAGTTTATTACTTTCATCTTTTCACCTGCCTTTAAAATACAATCGCATTAAAGCAATTTTTGAGTTCATCAACCGTCATCGGCTGATTTTGTTTTAGCAAATCAAGTTGCGTATACGCGGAAACAAATGCCATAAATCCGTCTGTTTTGCGTGATTTTGGTTCGATTTTGCCGTAGATAATATTGCCGTTTTTATCCTCAATTGCTGATGTATTGTTTGTGTACCAGCGCATTAATGCCGAATCGCCCCAAACAATACGATGATTAGCGAAATCCGAAGCAATCAGAGGAGCAACAAGCATTTTATCAGACGGCCTTACAAGTTTTAGATTGTTTCGTCCTTTGCGGTCGCATTCAAAACCCAACTGCATTAACGGCTCCTTGAGCAAAGTATAACGGTAACTGTCCAATGCTCCACCGACGATGTTGTAATGCTTTTTTTGCTCTCTCAACCAGTCGGCGACAATTTCGGGAGGTATTTCCGCTCCGTCAACCCTTTGTAAATCAGGCTGTCGAGCATAAGGAAATTTAATTCTGCCCAAATCCGCAGATTGTGAACAATACCACGAAAATGGTTTCCATGCGATTGAGCCGTCAATCAAAAACATTAAACCGATCCCCAAAAAGTCAGTAGTTTTGGTGTAGTCAATGCCAAATATGCACGGCTTGCCCTCAAGGTTGGGAAGAGGTCTGTTTGTAGCTTTGATATTGTCCCAAGAAGTAACAGGATGGGCTTCTGTGCCTTTTGGAATATTCATTCGTTTAGTCATAAACGCTGAATTATTGATTTTATCTTTTTTCCATTCTTCAAATTCTTTCTTTATTTCTCTTTGTAAATCAGGGAAATATTGTAAAGACGGATTTGCTTTATACCAGTTTTCGGGATTATAAACCTCTTTTTCATCGTCTAAGCGACAAATGAAATAGAGCGTCCCGTTATCCGAGGCATCGCCATTTAAAACTTCAAGCCCTTCCGAAAGTTCGTTATCAAGCGGCCCGTCACGAACATCTCCCATCGTGGTTATTGTCGTCCTACGTGGTAAAGGCTTTTTGCCTAAACCTGTAGTAAAAACGTTAATGAGGTCATAATTTTCGTAAGCGTGTTTTTCATCAAAATCTACCTTGCCCGGTCTGCCGCCGTCTTTTGTTTTACTGTTTGATGTTCTGTATCTAATCGTCGAGTTTGTTTTTATATTAGTGATTTTGGTTTTATTCCACTTAAAATGCCGCTGCATTTTTGACGCATTATTTTCCAAGATTTCATAAATATCATTAAAACTCGTTTGTGCTTGTTCTTCGGACGTTGCGCAAATATCAATGTCGTAGTTTCGCACACCATTGACCGGAGTCACCAAAGCAAAATCTTCAAAAGCAAGATAACCGTTTTTTCCCGTTCCTCTTCCGACTACACAAACCAAATCAGGGAATCTTAAAACACCGGGAGCAGAGTAGGTGCAGTTATGCAAAGCGAAGCAAAATTTTTCCCACTCGAAAAGTTTATAAGGAAAATATTTCTGCAAAGCCAAATACTTTTCAAGCTGTTCTTCGTCAACATAGATTTCTTCATTCTCAAAGACGTTTTTGACAAACTTTATTAGCTGAATTTGTTCACGGCATACACTATATTTACCGCTTTTAACAAGGGCTATGTACTCATCTATGACTTTACAGTTCGTCATCAGATTCACTCTCAACTTTGTCAATCGACAACCCCATTTGTGAGAGAATCGCTAAGCGCTGTTTGTTGTACATTACTGCATTTTTTACCGAGGGGTTGTCCTTAATATACTCTTTACCTGTGGCACTGATAGCTTTGTATGTCAAGCCATTTTTGCGGATGTCAATTTGCATTTTACGCTCAAGCTTCGTGCAAAAAATATAGCTGTCGATTAAATCTCTATAGACTTCAATGTTTGCACCTTTCAAGGTCAGTTGTTCGATTAAGCTGTCTTTGATTTCTGCAATTTTAATCTGTGCCATTTGCTTCTCCTCTCTGAAAATTTCTCGTGTGCGTGCGCGAAGGTGAACTGTCGTGCCTTTACACCGTTATCCATTGACCTCGGAATTTTTCGATTTTTTACCCGGGGGTATGTCTTTTTTGACTTACCACCTCTCAGCAAACTCATCTTTTAATTTTTTCGATTCGTACTTGTGATGTTCTTTGTAATGGCAGTCCTTGCAAAGGCATTCGAGGTTGTTGATGTCGAGAGCAAGGTCAGGTCTTACTTTGAGATATAGTTTGTGATGCACTGCCTCGCACGGGCTGTATTTACCCACAGCACGACAGCGTTCGCATTCGTAATGTTCTTTTGCTTTTTTTGCATCTCGAACTCTTTGCCAATCAGCAGTTAAATAAAACCTATATGCCTTGCCCTCACGGATTTGGCGGACGATCCAGTCCGTTGTTACTTTTCGTTTAATCATAATTTTGCTTATAAAATAATAAATAGAGCTATAATGCAATAGTCCTTTTGCATCATAACTCTATTTTAAACTATTTTGTGTCCCAAGTAAGGGACTGCTTTTCTAATCCACTAAGCCGAGCAACCAATCTGCCGACGTTGATAATGCCAGAGCTATGCGCTTAACATTGTACGCTGACGGTTGACTTGTTCCGGCTATGTAATTATAAATATTTGACCGGCTCACTCCGGACTTACGCGAAAGGTCCGAAGGATAAATATTCCGTTCGGTCATTACTTGCTCGAGCCGTCGAGCAAAAGTTAAGTCGAAAGTTCTCATCTTATCGTCCTATTTGGCAAGTAATTGTTATCGGTTTAGCTGTCAATCTACTTCACGCTCCTCATCAAGCATACCAAGTTCCTGCGCCAACGCAACAACAGCGGTTACAATCAAACGCAAATCCTTACCTTTGATGTTACACATATTAAAGCAAACATCGCCCTCATCGTTATCAAGTTTACCAAAATCAATAACAAGTCCCTTTGTAATCGTCTTGCTTTCATTGTTATCGTAATTAACGGTAATGTTTTTAATATCTTTCATTTTCTTCTACCTCATTTTCAAGCCAATGTTTTGTGCAATCAATACAACTGCCATTGAATCGCTCTTCCATAGCGCAACCGACATACGGAGTGCCGTACGGGCAACTGAAAAAGTCCATACAACTCCGAGCCATTTCATCAATTGACATCTGTTTGATTTTTTCAAAGTTAGTCATTGTGTTCACACCTCACTTCAACAATTCATCTGTTGTGATGTTAAATAAATCCGCTACAGCTATTATGGTTTCGATATTAGGCTCAAATTTTCCCTGCTCATAGTAAGATATACTTGTCCTGCTCAAATAGAGCTTTTCACCCAACTCATCTTGCGTTAATCCATTTTTAAGTCTTAACGCTTTTAGCTTTTCGGGGAATGCCATTATTTTTCACACTCCTTATCCATTTTGGCACCGCAATAAGGGCAGTATGGATACAAATCAATGTCCTCGTAAAAAGTGAGAAAGTTGCCACACTCAGAACATAAATAATTTGCATAACCGACACCCTCGCTGTCATATTCCCAACTTCCGTGCTTAATCTCTTGCATATCACACACGGTTGCTTCGTTGGGTTTACTACCGTCAACTTCGATAATATGCTTAACTGTTTCGGCATTTCGTTTTGAATTAAAGTATATCGTGTTTACACTACCGTCTGCGAACGGTATATCCAAAGCATAATCACCGGATACCTCACGGATTTTTAATTCTTTTTCAATCATTGTTTTCACGCTTCTTTCTTTCGGCAATAACATGCAAGCTTTTGTAACAATCATCACACAGATACACTTTTATTTTTCTCTTGATTTTAACAGGAATTGCAATCCCGATAAGGTTAAGGCAATCAGTATCAACCCCTACATAAAATTCCTTCATTTTAACTGTGTACGGATCTGCGATAACTTTGTTACAACAATCACACTGATAGATTCTCATTCACTTTCACCGTCCTCAATAGAAATAGGCTGATTCCAACAACTATAACAGCTAATATACAAGTCACCTTTTTTTGTTTTTGCACAACCCGAAACAGCTCCTAATTTTTTTAGGCAAACCTTTGGTACTCCGTGATTAAGCTCTGCGTTCGGATAATGTTTCAGAAATTCTGTAAGAAATGTCTTTGGCGGATGTTCATCGCTCCACCGCTGAACAGCTTTGATTGCTTTTTCAGGATAATACATTTCAAATTCTAGACACGGTAAACCTTCACCGTTATTATTACTGCACAAAGGACAGTTGCTACACTTAATTTCACACAGTCCATTCTTTGTTCTTTTCGTCATCCTTAGCTTTTCAGCGAAATAATTTTCGGTTTTTGCACAGTCAATCATTTTCTTCACCTCTCAACGATTTGGCAATTCTTTGTTGATTCTTGCAGATAAGATCATTTATGTTACAAAATAAATAATATGTCAACCCTCTTATCTCTTCTATATCATCTGTGACCATAATGCGATTGAGTTCACCGTCAATCATATCACGGGTGTTATTGATTTCCTGTCTGAGTTTCATTTCTATCACTCTCCTTTAATTTTTTGGTTATTCTTTTGGTTAAGCCGTTTTCGTTGGTTAGGCATTCCAAGGCTTGGAGGGCATTGATTACGGTTTGCTCGTTGGTTTGGGACTGATACATCTTACGGACGAAGTCGGCGCTTTTCTTTACATTATCCATAATTCTTTGTGAGAGCATACGGTATTCGTCTGCGTCGTTTCTGTCACGCTTATACTCCGTTCTGAGCTTGTCCTGCCATTCAAGGCAGATGTTTATGTCCCAGCCTTTATGACGGTTGTTGTAGCCAACCCTTGCAAGCCTTGAAAAGTATTTGTATTCGGGCGGTGGAAAGGATGAGTAATCAAGCTGACCGTCAATTGCTTTATCCTCAAGCTGTTCAAACACCTGTGGATTGTTAAAATCATATTTTTTCATATTACCTCCTGCGGAGGCTTGTGGTGGGTTTGGGGCTATTTTAAAGAACCCTTTCTATATATATAATATTAGTTTATTTTTCTTATACGAAAGGTTAGAAAAACCCGTAAACCCTCCTCAAGCTACCACACTAAAAATCTTTATAAATTGAAATTCCGTTGAAATAATTGAAATTTCTTCCCTTTACCTTTTCAAATCGTTTGGCAAGTTCGGTGCTGAATTTGGTATTTGACATACAATATTCGTTGTTATCCCCTGCCCAGCTTGTATAGGCAGCATAGAGCGTGCTTGCCTGAACCGAACCCTCTAACACACATCTGTCCTCGATAAAGGCGGAAATAACATCCATTTCACGCTTGTACTCTCTCACGCTCTGAAGAACGGCGGACGGCATTTTCAAACCCTCTCTCTGCCACAGAATACAGCCGTCGATACACCATTTGAAAATTGCGGTCATTTCGGCTTTGAGCTTATGCGTAAGGTTCTTATCAACCTTATCCTCGGGAATCTGAACATTGAACGGTATCATATGTATTCTTCGCCATATGCCCGTGTCGGTGCCTCTGATAATCGGTTTATGGTTTGTCGCCATCCACAGCTTAAACTCTGGCTTGAACTCAAATTCCTCGCTGTACAGCTTTCTTGCCGTTACGGTATCGTCACCCGTAAGCTGTTTGAGAAGTCCCTCATTAATTCGCACGCCCTCGTTCGGCTCAACCGAGGTGACAAGCCTTGCACCCTTTAACCGTGCAATGTCGCTGTTTATGGCACTGCTCTGCGAATTTCTCACCATAATTGTTTCAGGCTGAATGTTTGCGGCATAATCGCCGAATACATCACGGATAACATCAATGAATGTACTCTTGCCGTTTCGTCCCGTACCGTAAAGGAAGAATGCGCATTGCTCGGCTGTTGAGCCTGTCAGACTGTAACCGACCGCCTTTTGAATGTAGCGAATAAGCTCCTTATCGTCTGCAAAAATATCGTCAAGAAATGCAAGCCAACGGGGACACTCTGCCGTTTGAGAACAGTCAACCGAAGTAATCTTTGTGAAATAATATTCGGGATTATGCGCCCTCACTTCGCCGTTTTTTAGGTTGATTATTCCGCTTGGGGTGTTTAATGCCATACGGTATTTATCCATTTGTGCCGGAAGTACGGGGATATGATGTTCGACCTCGTTGAGCATTGCTTTTTTTGATTTGTTGGAACGGCTTGCTTTCATATGCTTTTCAAATGCTTTTGACATATCTCCGCCATTCTCTTCATCAGCCTGCAAGTATAGCTTTGCCTCGGCTTTCATAGCCTCAACGCTTTTGTCTGCCATTCGCAAAACTACCCCGATATTGTCAACACACCACTTCATTGAATTGTAGTAATACCACTTTTTCTCAGTGTAACAATACCTTACATTATCTCCGAATAAATCAACGAACCTGTCGGCATTGCCCATATCGTCAAAGGTGTAGGCACGCATTTTTTCTTCGTCAACCGCTTGAACAGCCTTACCCTCACCGATTGAAATTGAATAATCGTTATGCTGTTTTGGGTTATAGGTCTGCGTACAGCCCGACACAGCCTTTTGCAGGGTTATAATGCCGTAGGTTGTGCCGGACTGCTTTCTGTCCCACTTATCACGCATTAAGCCTGATTGTCTGAAAATCGAATCCATCTTGTCGGTGTCACATCCGCACCAGAACGCAAGCATATTGCAGAATGCCATATCAGCCTCGCTCTGTGACGCATAAGCCGAAAAATCACCGCTGTATAAGGCTCTGAAAAGATTGCCGTTTTTGGCATTGCAGGCAGCTTTTACAATATCGTCAACCGTATTGAGATTAACCTCAATGTTACGGAGCTTAGGCTGTGGCTCTGTTGCCTTGCCGAGATATTTTGAATGCAGCGGCTTTATGCTTTCGGTGCAATCGTTTATGTACGCATATGCAGAGCAGTAATCGCCTGTCACAACGAAGAATCTGCCGTTTTCGTACATTTCAAAACCGCCCGAATCATTCTTCGCCTTTCTTCTGCCCTCGGGAAGAGTTCCCTTGCAGATTATGTGAACGCCTGCCTTGCTCTGCGAAAACTCGGCGTAGCTCTGCAAAGTGTTCACGAACTCGCTGATTATGTTGTCAGCTCCGCCGTTTTTGTAGTCCTGAATGTCATTCGGCATATCGTCAAGGTCAATACCGAAAAACGGTGAATTTGAGAACATAAAGCCTATGCCTGAATATTTGGCGGATTCTCTGACTGCTGTTTCAAAGTCTGACCAAGTGTCTGAGTTATTCGGCATTGCAAAGCCACCCGTTCTTGGATTTATCGGTTTCTTTGAAATTCCGCTGTGCGATTTCGGATCGGGATATGACTGCCAGCACACCCAGTTTTTGTAACCTTTCAATTCCTCGGGAACTGCAAAATATTTATTTTTATTTGGGTTTAAATTTGTAAAGCCCATTTTTACACCTCCATATATAAGGAAAAGCACGGTGAAAATTGCACTGTTTTATGCAATTCCCGAAGAATTTCTTTAAAATCAGAACGGCAAATCATCGTCAATCGGCATATCAACAAAGCCCTGATTTGCAGGCTGAGCAGACGCATAACTCTGCTGTGGCTGTGCATAGGTCTGCGCCGTTGAACTCTGCGACTGCTTAAAAGTATGCTTTACTGTCGGAAACTTAGTCGGATTGAGCCAGCTGACTTCTTCTCTTTTTTCGCCGTTCCATTCGCCGTGCTTAATCGTTACACGAACAGGCTTTTTAATGAGTTCTTCAAGAAACTGTTCAAGGCTGTCGTAATCCTTGCCGTCGGGAAGTCCTGCCGCTTTGCCGAGAGTCATAACCTGATTAAAGCCGTAGCCCTTGACCTGCTTGTCGTTCTCGGTAGGCTCGTTTCGTTTCCAGAGGGTATGGAAGATATAGCCGTTTTTATAGTTCTGTTCAACATCGTTTCTGATTAAAAATCTGATATTAAGACAGGTTTTGTCTTTGCCGTTTTTAGTGTATGTGCGTTCCTCTGCTCTTGCAATAAGGCATTCGTAATCGCCTGCAGGCTTGATTGAATCGGACTGAGTTGCTGCCGCCATATTTGTTTTAAATCCCATAATTTTACTCCTTTGTAATTAACTCTATCGCCTCATCGGCACTTCTGCATACTCCTGCAACAGCACCGTTGAGTTTCATCATCTGTATAAATTTCTGCTGTTTTTCGGTAGGTCTGCCCTTGGGTGTTTTAACCTCGATAAAGACTGCTCTTCCGTCTGATTTTCTGACACCGAACAAATCCGAAAATCCGGGCGGAACTCCCGTATTGAAATATCTGCCGTCCTTTGTAAAGCCTGCACCTACATTTATACGGAAAATATCGCAGTACGGTGCAATTGCAATACGAATTTTGTTCTGAATTGCGTGTTCTTCTGTCAAGCTATCATACCTCTCTTTCGTGCCTGAAAATATGCCCAGCCTGTTTTGTAGCCGTGGCTTTTTGCGTATGCAAGCAAATCCGCATAGCTGTGGCAATCGTCGGGTGTGCTGAAATCAAGCTTGAATCCCTCAACCTTAATGAGCTTTGCGGTGGTATCGGTTTCAACGGTCCTTTCGGCTGTCGGGAATACATAACCGCAATGCGGACACACGGCTTTCTGCCCTGCCGGCGGTGCTGAAAATGTAAAGAAACATTCGGGACATTGTCTGACCTTTTCCTCCTGCTCCTTTTCGATTTTTTTAACACTCAGCTTTTTGCGTTTTTCAAGCGTCCATTCTCGGTTGTCATCAGGCATTCCGTGCCTTGCATAGTTGCCCACATGGTCAATGATTACAGCCCTTTTGTTTGGCTTATAGCGCATACATCGCATTGACTGCTGAATGTAAAGCGTAAGGCTGTGAGTAGGTCGGAGCAGAATTGTACATTCGCAGTCAGGCACATCAAAGCCCTCTGAAATCAAATCCACATTGCAGAGGATTGTAATTTTGCCGTTCCTGAAATCGGCTATAATCTGTTCTCTCTGTGCCTTTGGAGTAGCTCCGTCAATATGCTCGGCTGAAATTCCTGCGTCACGGAATGCCTTCGCTGTTGCAAGACTGTGCTTTACCGAAGAACAGTAACAGACGGCTTTCTTACCGTCTGCAAGCTGTTTGTAATATTTGATAACATCACCGAACACCGTGTTTTTAATCATTGCCTTTTCAATGTCGGCGGTGACATACTCGCCCATTTTGGTGTGTAAACCCGTAAGGTCGGCAACACTCGGAGCATAGTAATCATACGGGGCAAGGCAGTTATGTTCAATGAGCCATTTTGTACTCACCCCGACTATGAGCTTGTCGTTGACATCGCCCAAACCGTCACCGTTTAATCGGACAGGTGTTGCGGTGACGCCAACCCTCGGAACATCCGAAAAATGTTCGTAAATGCGTTTGTAGCTTTGTGCAAGGCTGTGATGATTTTCGTCTGTGATGATAAGTGCGGGTTTTGGCAGTTTCTTCAATCTTCGTGTAAAGGTCTGCACCATACCGATTTGACACAAGTCCATAAGCACACCCCAGCGGACAAAGGTTCTGAATATTTGGTCAACAAGCTCTCTCCTGTGAACAAGGAACAGCACCCGTTTCCCGTTCCAAGTTGTTCGTCTTGCAATTTCTGCAACAATGCAGGATTTTCCGCCGCCGCAACCGAGAACTATGCAAGGGGCTTTGTAACCCTCTCGCCAAGCCTGTCTTACCTGTTCAACAAGGTCATTCTGATACGGTCGAAGCTGCATTGCCTGCACCCTCTCTCTGCTTTTCCTGTTTCTTCTGCTTTATTAGCTTTGCAACACACTGCATACAGAGCTGTCTGCCGTAATTTTTTGTTGTGCCGTCAATGATCTGTTTAACGGTGCGTTTACCGTCCGAAAGTATCGGTGCTTTGCACTCATCACAATATTGTTCGGGTTGCATTGAATAGTATGTTCTCAATGCTTCATCAACAATTTTAAGGTCATTTGATATGTACATTGAATCAAACAAGCCTATCGGACTTTTACAGGTATCGTTACCGTCCGTTTGTGTTGCAAAAAGATACTTGCCGTCAACGACAACGGTTTTTAAAACCGTGGTAAACATTCCCTCAACCGAGATTTTTTCGTCAAGCAATTTGCCGATTGTTTTGGCTTTCTGTCTGCCGTTTTCGTCGGTTTCAATATGGCTGAGAAAATAAACAATCGTGTCATTCGGGAGAGTTTCAACCTCTTTCACAAGCTCCCAAAAATTTTTACCGATATCGGTAAACTTCTGAAAGCCTGTTTCCTTGGCTCTTCTCATATATTCGTTAGCCATGAGATACTGTGCGTCATCAACTGCAATCGACTTGCATTTCTGCTTTTTGATAAAGTCCTCAATATCTATGTAGTTGTCGGAATTGATTGAAGAAGTAAATTTTGTTCTGAACGGGAGTGATTTTCCGTTTACATTCACAAGAGCAAGTTCATTTGCTTTGAAATTTCTTAAAGAGGCAGATTTTCCGCTGCCTGAATATCCTAAAACCAATATAGGTAATCCCATAAATAACACCTCACTTAATACTTAATGACTGCTTGGCTTCCATATGTACGAAGGGGATTTCTTCGCCCTTTTTGCAGAGAGCCTTGACATCATTCTTTTTCACTTCGGGCATACTGTACTTTAAGAGGTGGTCAAGATTGTGTTCCTCCGCCCACTCAACGAATGAAATTTCATCATCAATAACAAGGCTCGGAGCATTCTTTTTAAGCGACATAACCGCTTTCGGCATATCAATCTTCTGTCTGCCGAGTGCCTGCATTGACTTAAACAGATAGGTTTTAAGGCTCTCCGCCTGTTTTTCTTTTTGGGACTGTCTTTTTGCAATTGCCGCCTTTTCGGATTTAAGCATTTTAGCCTCGGCAAGAAGCTGTTTGTAGTAGATTGCAATACTCTCAGCTTTCTCGTCAAATTCGCCCTCAATACCCGTGAGAGTATCGAACCACGCTGTCAACATCTTGTTGCGGTATGCGTCCACATTGGCAATAATGTTGCCGTCATCATCAATCGGCATTCCGTCTGCATTCGTATCGGGTTCCCATTCGTTGATAGCGTCAAACTGATTAAATAAATCCGAGTACATCTCGGTAAGCTCGTAAAGTTTCATTGTTGTTCCCCCTTAAAGATTTATGTTTTGTGTGGCAAGTGCCTCTATTAAATGTTCAACCTTGCCTTTGAAAAATTCCTTGTCCTGTGACTGCTTGGCGAAATCGAGCATACGGATAAAGCTGTCATATGCAATTGAAAAATATGCCTTAAAGACATCCTTGTCATCTGATGGACCGTCGGCAGTCTGAACATTTTTCAGCCTTTCTTCATACTCCTCTTTCTGTTTGCGAAGAGCCTCCTGTTTTTCATCTTCAAGCTGTTTTCTGACAATTTTTTCGTTGTTGCGGTATTCTTCTTCGAGTTCGTCATAATGCTTAATGTTCTCCCTTTCCAAAGCCTTAATCGTTTCATTGAGTCTGCGTTCATTGTCGCTCGGCTCTGCAACGGCAACCTCAATAGGACGGCTTTCAAGCTCCTGAACTTTATTCGTCAGCTTGAAATTTTTGTTCTTTTCCTCTGCAAGCTGATTTTCAATATTGCGATAGCTTTCTTTTGAAGTGTCCGCCTGCTGCTTGTAATAGTCGGCGTCTTTCTTAGCGTTATTGAGCTGTCTGCAATAGTCAATGCTCTTGTCGGTTGCCTCCTGCTTTTCAGCTTTAAGGCTGTCAATTTCAGCCTTTAACTGCTTAACCGTTGTGTTTTCAAGGTCAAGCTTTTCGGCGATTTCAGCCTGTTCGGGTTCGCTTATGGTGGCAAGAAGAGCAAGTTTTGTCATTCCAATTTGTCCAATCGATTGGACATTTTCAGGATTTATTTTTTCTACAATAGAAATATAGTTATATGCGTTACTGCGTTTCATGCCTACTTCATTCTCGCAATAGTCCTCAAAGTTCTGATATCCAAGCTCCTTATACAGTTTGTTGTCACGCATTGTTTTAAGTCCGTTGCACATATCCCATATATTCTGCTGTGCAAGGTTAGCGCTGACAATTATCTTCTGATGTAGTTCAATTGCCTGCTTATGCTGTTCGCTTACTGTTATTTCTGACATTTTTTTCAACCTTCCTTCTTGATTTTTTAATCAATAAAGGATATAATCAAAGTGGTTATATTGTTTATATCCTTGCTATCCGTTGAGGCTTTGCAGAGCTTCAGCGGATTTTTCTTTTTTAGTTGACATTTGAAACACCCATACATTCAAAATTGAATGCTTCGGATTCAGGCGTTTCAAGGGCTTTGAGTTTGCGTTTTAGCTCTCGGTTTTCGTGACGATAACCGCTTGACGCTGTTTTTTCGAGCGCAAGGTCCGTTCTTGCGTTTCTCAGTTCAATGCTGAGATGTCTGTTCTCTGCTCTGAGGTTTTCCACATCTTTGAGCAGTTTTCTGCGTGTCGGGTAATTTTTTAAATGCCACATTTGTTACACTCCTTTCGCAATAATAATATTACATTTTGTGGCGTAGTCTATGAGCCTTTCAAGCGGAATGTTGTACGACCATTTACCGCCTTTGAACAGGCAAGCCGTGCCTATCGGCAACCTCTGTTCACGCAGTCCGTTATAAACAAATTCCGGAGTAATGTCAAGGTACTGTGCAGCCACTTTTGGCGGTACATTTTTGTACGGCTCGCCTGTTTTAGGATTGATAAGGATTTCGTCAATCATCTTTTCTTACCTCCTTTTATGCTGATTTCTGCTGTTCGGCTATCTGCTTGCCCACGACCATTCCTTTCATCATTGCGAAAGCAACAGCCTTTTCTTCATCTGTCATATCAATCAAGATTTTCGCAAGCTCTGCGCCGATCGACTTGATGTCCATCTCTTGTTTATCTGTCATTGTTTTCACCTCCTTGATTACTTTGCAACTTTATTTTAACTTATTTTGATTACAATGTCAACAGTTTTTTGCAAAAAAAATATTTTATTTTTAATTTTTGATTTTATTTGTTGACAAATTCATCATTACCTTGTATAATAGCAACTGTAAGGAGGTAATCTAATGAGTAATAATATTGCAAAAAGAGTTATTGAAGTTCGCAAAGCCGTACATCTTAATCAAACTCAGTTTGCCGAAAAGCTCAATTTACAGAGGTCAATAATTTCTCTTTGTGAAAGTGAAAAAAGAGAGTTTTCAGAGCGAACACTTAGAGATATTTCGGCTATATTCAGTGTAAACCTCGAATGGCTCAAAACAGGCGAGGGAGAGATGTTTGACGAAGAAAGTGAAGATGTAGTGATTGATGCTCTTAGAGCAGAGTATGACCTCGACGAAATCGACATTGACATTATTCGTACATATATAAGTATGGCTCCGCTTGAGCGGCAAGTGTTTAAGAACTTTATTAAAGGAGTTTCGGACAAAAACAAAGGGGAGCGTTAAGCTCCCCCGTGACCGTTCAAATTACGACGATATATGATTTTTATAAATTTCAGTATAGCCACTAAGGCTTTGTGATTTTCGATTGATTCTATGTATTCAATTATTTCTTGTCTAATCGCTGTGTTCTTTTTCATGAATTAATTTCCTTTCATTCATAAGATTCGGACGAAATTCCTATAATTAAATTATAGAAACTTTGTTCGACAATTTCAAGTGGGAAATGTTGTCAATATATTACAAAGTCCCATAGAACGGACTTTGCAACCAAAAATAAAAAAAGACCGCACACAGCTGGCACTATGAGCGGTCAAAAATAGGGATGAAAAGGCGCTAACCTCTTCAATATTATTTTAATACACGATATATATTTTGTCAATATATATATCAAAAAGAGGAGGATTTATAAATGAAATGTCAAAAATGCGGCACTGAGATTCCTGCCGGTTCAAAGTTTTGCAACGAATGCGGAACAAAGATTGAACAGATCGCCTTGTTCAAGGACAGCGAATCTGAAAGCACGGACCCTTACAAGTGCGAAAAATGCGGTAATATGATACCGAGCAATTCGGTATTTTGCCCTGAGTGCCATGCCTATCAAAAAAACAAATTTGAACCAACAAGCAATACTGAAAAAACTTCTGACAAGAAGCCTATATACCTTCAATCAAAATTTTATCTTGCTATACTAATTTCTGCTCTTTTATGTTTTACAGTTGTAGCGTTCATCTTGCAAGGTAACCAACCTAAAACGCAGGAAACAGAAACCACCGTTGAACCAACAACCAAGAATAGCTATTATAGTGATAACGAAGAAGTAAAAAACACATCCTCCAAAATGGCTTCGTACACATTAAGTTATATAGATTATAAAGCACCTAATAACTGGACATTAGAAAAATCAGATGACGGTATGCATAATTATCATTACAATTCTGTAGGAGATTTATTTTTTGTTGGATGTACCGATGCAGGTGTTAGTGAAGAAGCGCTTGACGATGACCTGATAGATGCTCTAATTGAATCAGACAAAGACACCTACGAACTTTATAGGCAAAAAAGCAAAGAGATTATCAAAATTGACGGTCATAAAACATTGCACACAACATTTACATATGTTAAAGATAATGAAAATATGTTTTGCAGTTCGTATGGGTTAATAATCAAAGACCAACTATATTTAATTTCATTTGGAAACGAAGGTCTAACACAATCCACTATCTTCGATGAATACGAAGAAAAAATAATGAACTCAATAACAACTAACAGTAGCAGTTATGAAAATGAAACAGAAGCACCTACCAAGAAGCCGACAGAACCCCCTACTGAAAAGCCTACAGAATTTGAAGATACTTTAACTGAACTTTATTCTGATAATGATATAACTGTATATTACAGCGATACAGAACAATATCCGTATTCAGATGATGAGGCTGATGTTCATTTTTACATTAAAAATAAAATGGATAAATCTATAACTATACAAGCTGATACCGTTATATTAGACGGAAGGGGCTATAACCAAGTTGTTTGTAGCAATCCAATTTCAGCGCATAGCGAGGGAATGATTGAAGTCAGCATAGATAATTGTAAAAACTTCAATCCGTCAACCGTAGGAGCTGACTTAAGATACTTTGATAGTGATAATTTTGATAGCACTGTAAAAATGAATCTTATAAGCAAAAAGGTTAAATAAAATAATAAACAAAAATAAAACCGCCCTGACCTGTTGGCGCAAGTCGGAGCGGAAACCACTACACAAGGGTGCAATGGTACTTATTAGAGCAATAATATTGTACCACAACCCTGTGAAAATTACAACATTTTACAGGGGATTTTTGCGCCCATTTTTAGGAGCGTTAAAATGAAAAAATGTACAAACCGACGGTGTAACCGAGAATTACAGGACGATTTTGTGTTTTGTCCGTATTGTGGCAAAAATCAAACCGATAAACCTAAACGGCAACAAAAGAGAGCAAACGGCACGGGTTCTATTTATTACCGAAAAGATAGCAAGACAAAGCCGTGGTATGTCGCATCGACAATAACAGGCAAGCGTGTGTATGTTGGAGGATTCGCAACACGCACAGAGGCGGTCAAAGCCTTAACGGACTACGAATCAGCCCCCACAAGCAACATTAACATTACATTTGCACAACTGCGAGAACGCTGGTTAAAAACTAAGGCGTACCAAAAATTGAGCGACGATGCCAAGAGCTCTTACAATGCCGCTTGGGTTAAACTACGATCGTTATACAACCGTAAGTTTAGAGAGTTAAAAACATTTGATTTTCAGTCAATCGTGGATTATTATGAAAACCCACATCATGAGGAAGGCGCCGGAGGCAAGCTAAAATATCTCTTGCCTAACGGAAAAGGTACATATAAGGTCACGAACAAGCCAAAAATGTGTGACGGTCTGAAATTTTCAGCACTGCATAAAATTAAAGTGTTTTTAACTAAAATCTATAAATACGCTATGGAGCAAGACATAGTAGCCAAAAATTATGCCGAGTTTATAGAGCTTCCTGAAGCCGAAGAAGTCAATGCTACAAGATTCACCGAGGTACAATTGGAACTCATTCGGCAAAACATAGGACGAGTACCGTATGCAGACTACGCTTACATTATGTGCTATTTAAATTTCCGTGTATCGGAGTTTTTGACACTCACAATCGAGCAATATCATGTCAGCGAACAAGGTATTCCTTATTTTATAGCAGGCATAAAATCAGAGGCAGGCAAAAACAGACTAATTCCTATACATCCCAAAATACAAAAAATGGTAACCAACTGCATAAATCATCACGGCGAAACTATCTTCTGCCGACTTGGTGACGACTTCGGCAAAGCGATGAACAAAGATTATTTCTTAAAATACGCTTTTCGCCCTGCAATGCAGGCTATGGGCTTAGGGAATGAGTTTACTCCGCATAGTTGCCGCCGAACTTTCTCAACGAGAATGTCAGCGGCAGGAGCAAGAGAAGAGGACATCATCGCACTTATGGGACACGCAGAATACAAAACTGACATCAACCATTACATTATTCAAGAGCTTGACACACTCTATGATGCCGTTAAAAAACTCGCATAAAACAACAAAAGCCCCCGAAATCAATCGGGGACTATTTTTTGAACTGTCAATACTCTGAAATACCCTGAAATACCATGAAATCCGTAGCAACATTGTAGCAACCCACAACATCTTGTGCATTCCTCAGCGTTCTGAGAAATCACAGAAAAATAGCAAAAAGCCAGTAAACAAGCCGTTTTTGGCTTAATTACTGACTTTCTTCGTGGCTCCCCCAACTGGGCTCGAACCAGTGACATCATGATTAACAGTCATGCGCTCTACCGACTGAGCTATGGAGGAATATAGAGCAAA